ATTGAAACCCCTGGCAGAAAGCAGGAAACTATGTCTCAGGGTGGTCTCGGCCGTGTGTTCAACACGGTCTACTCGGCCTCCGCCGTCTCGGTCCCCGTGACCAACGGCACCGCGGTGTCCTATATGTCCTTCCTGGACGCGGGCACCCAGGCTCTCACCTTCACGCAGACGGACTCCAAGGGCATCAACTCCCCGATTGCCCTGAACCTCTTCACGTTCGGTGGCACTGCGCCGGCGAACGGCGGTCAGTCGCTCATCTACGCCGGCCCCAACGCCGGTGGAACCTGGACGCTGAAGGCTCCGACCGCGGCTGCGGTCTTCACGAACGCTGACGCCACCAACGACGTCGTCGTGATCACCGTCCGCGCCGAGCAGCTCGCTGACGGCTACGACTCCGTGGTCTGCACCGCCGCCACCGGTACGTGCGTCGCCGTCCTCCATGACCTCCTGGTTCAGCGGCGTCCGTCGAACCTCAAGTCGTCCATCGTGGCGTAAGGGGGCTGAATCATGTCTGTCATCATCCAGGGCGACCAGCTCCGCACGATCAACTACGGCACGAAGGTCAGCCGATCCACTCAGACGATTCCGCAGACCGCTCAGGCGGCCCTGTTCAACGTCGTCGGTGGGCGTGTCCTGATCACGTCTCTCGTCGGCCAGGTCACCACCGTTATCGGTGGCACGGCGACCACGCTGACCATCGTGGGTAACCCCACGGTGGGCACTGATGTGAACATCGCCACGGCCACGGCGATCACCTCGAAGGAGGCCGGGTCTCTCATCGGTCTCGCGGGCACGGTCGGTACCGCGCTCAACGTGCAGTCCGCCGGCGCTGGCGCGCTTCCGACTTCCGGAACTGTCGTCAACGTTGGTACGGTCGACTGGCTGACCTCAGCCAGCACGACTGGCGCGATCAAGTGGGACGTGACTTACGTGCCGCTCGACAACGGTGCTTCGGTCACCGCCGCCTGATCAACCCCACTGAAAGGGTCGCTCGTCCATTGGGCGGCGGCCCTTTCATCTGTTCGGAAGGAGGAGGTCATGGCGGGCGCTATCATCACCACCGCCACAAAGATGAAGTCCGGCATCACTTTGTACCGGACGACGTGGATTTCTGACGCGTCGGGCGCTGTGAACGGTTCGACGTTCATCGTGAAGACCGGGACGATCATCGCGGTGGAGTTCACTCCTGGCGTTGGCCTGACTCAGCCGGACGACTTGTATGACTTGGACTGCCTGGACAGCCTGGGCATTTCGGTGTTCGACAACGGGGCGGGCGCCACGATCGGGGCGAACCTCTCGAATGCCATCTCTCAGCACTTCGTCCCCGCGACCGGTCTGGCCGGCTCGACCGTGTACCGACGCTGGCTCAAGGGCGGAACCCTTCAGCCGACGGTAGTGAACGCCGGCGACACGAACTCCGGCGTGATCGACATCTATGTGGTGGACGGGATGCTCTGATGCCCACAACTCATACGACCGCGCTGTACATCTTCTCCCGGCAGCGGGAGGACTCGCTGGTAACGCCCAAGAACTTCGTCTCTCTGTGGAACCCGGCGTCCTCCGGGAAGGTGATGAGCTTGGGCGGATTTTTCGTGTCGTTCATGGCGACGGTCGCCGCTCCCGCGTATCCGATCCGCGGCTACCGGATCACCGCCCAGCCGACCGGTGGAACTCTGGCGGCGAGCTCGGAGATCTGTGCGTTCGACACGAAGGTCTTCGCCCCCGCGGCTCAGATCCGCTACGACAACCCGACGTGCACCGGTATCGATGGCGCGTTCTTCAACAGCCCTCCCGGCACGGTGAAGGACACCATCGGGGAGATCCAGCAGATTGATGCGCCGCCCGGCTTTAACCCCTTCCTGGTGCGTCCAGGTGAAGGTGTTGTGATAAGGCAGGACGTCGGCGCCGTCGGCCACTTCTGGAACATCTCGATCTTGTGGCGGGAGCTGAGGGGCTGATGGCATCGACGACAGCTCAGGTTTCGCTGAACGGAGCAGCCACCGGTGTGGGCGCCACAGTGGATTTCGCGACCGCCAAGTCGATCGTCACCTGTGTGATCATCCCGTCGAAGAGTGGCCTGACCGGCGTTGTTGCCGTTGAGGCCAGTCAGGATGGTGCGGCGTGGGTGCCGATGGGCAGCGTGTCGGTCGACAGGTCACAGCCCCGAGCCATGGACTTCAAGGGGGGCGCCTTCCGATACTGGAGGGCGTCGGTTTATGCCGACGTCGCCGGCTCGGGGGCGGTTACCGCGACGTTCATGGAGGCGGGGTGAATGACCCGATGGATCCAAGGCGCAAACGGCCTTCCGGTATGGACTATGAAGGCAGATCCCTGGTACTACCATGGTTCGTACCAGGGCATGGACGAGAAGCCATGCCCTTTGTGTACCCGTGGGGGCCGCAGGTGAACGAGGACCGCATCGTAGCCAAGCTCGATGGGATCGAGGAGCAGAATCGCGTCACGCTCATCGCTCTGACCAGGCTGCAAGAACAGATGAACGCCGTCCCCGACCATGAGTCGAGGCTCAGGTCGCTGGAACGGTGGAAGTACGGACTCCCGGTCACCGGCCTCACGGCGCTGGTGTCCATGGGGATTTCCGCGTGGTCGGCCTCGAAGGGAGGATGACATGGCATGGCAGCAGCTCTTGGGGATCATGCAGGACGCCAGGGAGCTCGATGAGCAGGAGCTCAACAAAGTCCCGGTCGAGTGCCCGAACGACTTCACCGCACTTCAGGACGCCGGCGACGGGATCTTGTTCTGCCCGTGGGATGGTTGGCAGTATCCACGGGACGCCTGAGGGCGTAGTATGAACCGAAGGTCAACAACTTCATACACCCCCAGAATCCGAGGGTTAGATCCCCTCACGTTCCCCGAAAGCAAGGACAAGGTAGATGGGTCGCGTCTTTTACACGACGCGTGAGGAGGTTATGGACGCCTTTGACATCAAGGAGGCAGCCCACCGCTTCGCGCAGGTCGACAGCGCCATCGCTAGTGCGTCAGACGACATCGACGGCTGGCTCAACCGACACAAGCATGGCGTAGCTCCCCGACTCGCGACCCGCTACTTTGATTGGCCGTCCAGCAACTACGCTGCCGCCGGACGCATCTGGTTCGACGAGAACGAGCTGATCTCCGCGACGAACGTCACCGCGGGGGGTGTTGTCATGCCTCCGGCCAACTACTTCCTGGAGCCCGTCAACTCGGGTCCTCCGTACACGTACATCGAGACGAACATCGGTTCGAACTCCGTCTTCACGAACGTCAACACCCGGCAGCATGCTGTGTCGATCACCGGCCTGTGGGGTATCTCCGACGACCAGAAGCCCGCGGGTACTGTCGTCGAGGCTCTGGACGCCTCTGAGACGGCCGTAGACGTGTCCGACGCCTCCCTGGTCGGGGTCGGCTCTGTTCTCCTCGTAGACACCGAGCGGATGCTCGTCACGGGGCGCTCTGCCCTTGCCACCAGTCAGGTCCTCGGCACCGACATGCTGGCGAAGATGAACGACCAGACAGTCGACGTCGCTGACGGCACCCAGCTCCACGTGAGCGAGACGATCCTCATCGACTCGGAGCGCATGCAGATCGTCGACATCGTCGGCAATACCGTCACCGTGAAGCGGGCCTACGACGGCTCCACGCTGACAACCCACTCCCCTGCGGCGCCCATCTACGCGTTCCGTACCCTGGCCGTCGAGCGTGGCGCCCTCGGAACGACCGCTGCAACGCACCTGATCAACGCGCCTCTCTCGAAGTGGGCGGTTCCGGACTTGATCCGTGACCTGTGCCGCGCCGAGGCGATCACCCGCCTGGAGCAGGAGTTCTCCGCGTACGGCGCCCGCGTCTACTCGGATGAAGCCGAGCGTGACTCGTCGGGTACCGAAGTGGTCGCCGGCCGTGGGCTCACCGACATCCGCAGGGCTGCCGCCCGCAGGTACAAGCGGAAGTTCCGGAAGAGGGCCGTCTGATGAGGATCATCATCGAGCATGAGGGCTACCGGATCATCATCGAGCCCGACCACATCATCGATCACCGTATCGAGCTCCACACGTCGCTCGCCGACAGAGAGGCACTCCCGCGCCTGGAGCTGGACGTCGACCTGAGTACCGTGCCGATGTGGGAGAGGGTGCCCGATGGCCATTAACTCGAAGGCCCTCATGGACGACCTGGCCTCGCACGCGATGACCCTCGGGTTCTTCGACCGGGTCAACCAGCACGAGCCGAAGAACGGTCCCGGGCGGGGGCTCACCTGCGCTATGTGGATCGACAGGATTCAGCCGGCCCGCGCCCAGTCGGGTCTCCACTCGACGACCGCCCGGGTGACGTTCAACGTCCGCATCTACTCGAACATGCTCCAGAACCCCCAGGACATGATCGACCCGAACATCATGGAAGCCTGCGATGCGCTGTTCGAGGCGTACTCGGGCGACTTCACGCTGTCCGGGGATGCCGCGTACATCGACCTGATGGGCATCACGCAGGGTCACCCGCTGGAATCCCAGTCGGGGTACATCAACATCGACAACAAGGTGTTCCGTGTCCTCACGATCACCGTCCCGATCATCGTGAATGACGCCTGGCCGCAGGCCGAATAAGGAGACAGGAACATGGCAAAGCAGTCAGGCTTGGGCGACCAGCTCTTCATCGGTGGCTACGACATCGGTGCGGACACCGCGTCCATCGGCACAATCTCGACCCCCAGGGCGACGCTCCCCTCCACCGGGATCACCGCCTTCGCAAACGAGAGGATGTTCGGTCAGCGGGACGCGAACGCGGAGTTCACCACGTACTTCAACCCCGGCCCGGTCGGCGGCCCGGTCGACAACGAGCACAAGGCCCTGAGGGGTCTGCCGTACACCGACACGCAGCTCATGTACCTGCGCGGCTCCGGCCTGGGTAACGAGGCGTTCTCCATGGTCGCCAAGCAGCTCAACTACGACCCGCAGCGGGGTGACGACGGAGCCCTGACGTTCGGTGTCAGCGCCCAGTCGAACGGCTTCGGTGCCGACTGGGGCTACCAGGCGACGCCTGGTAAGCGTTCGGACACCACAGCCACGAACGGCACGTCCATCGACCTCCTGGTCGGCTCTTCATCGTTCGGCTTCCAGGCGTACCTCCAGGTGTTCAGCTTCACCGGCACGTCGGTGACGATCAAGCTCCAGGAGTCGTCGGACAACGCGGTCGGTGACCCGTTCGCCGACATCACCGGTGGCGCTTTCACCGTGGTTTCCGCGGCGCCCACCTTCGAGCGGATCCAGTCGGCCTCGGCGACGCAGACGGTCGAGCGGTACGTCCGGGTGATCACCACGGGGACGTTCTCCCAGTGCTCGTTCGCCGTTACGTTCACCCGCAACGACGCTGCGAGGGTCCTGTGAGGATCGAACCGAACCTTCCGACGTCGGCCTACCAGACGTTCCAGATCGTCGCCCCGACGGAGACGCACACCGTGCCGGCGTCCTGTGAGGACGTCGAGTGCGCCTCGTACCTGAACGGCTGGCGGATGAGGATCGATCTCCAGACTCCGCTGGGCGTGGAGCAGGGCCGGTACATCAAGCACGATTCCGGGCGGTCCTACAAGGTGATCGACCAGACGGACGGGCTCGTCACCCTGGAGTTCGCGGCGAACCAGCCGTGTTTCCAGGAGCACCGGATCCGTACACAGCGTCCGGAGGTCTTCCGCGTAAAGGGCGGGGATCACCGGGGGAACCCTCTCGGCATTCTGACGAGAGTCCACAAGAAGCCTGAATTCTGGGTCGAAGAGTTCGCCGAGAACCAGGCGCGAATCGCCGAAGCCATAGAGAAGGGATAACCCATGGCCAAGCAGTCCGGTCTCGCGTGGTCCACCCTGTCGGTCGACGACAGCGGTGGCACGCCCCGCGATATCCGTAACGACATCACCAACTTCGAGTTCGCGACGCCGCGAGCCGTCCAGGACGTCACCGGCATCGACAAGTCCGCGATGGAGCGTCTTCTGCTCCTGGCCGACTTCTCGATCACGCTGAACGGCGTGTTCAACCCGACGGCGACCACGTCTTCGCACGCGGTCCTGAAGACGGTCTCCTCGACGTCGGTCCTGCGTACGGTCTCGATCACCGTTGCGTCTCAGTCGCTCGCCAACGAGTGCCTGATCACCGACTACAACCTGACGCGTTCCGACTCGGGTGAGCTGACCTGGCAGGCGCCGGCAGTTCTGGCCGACGGCACCGTTCCGACCTGGTCGTAAGTCATGCTCCGGGTATCGACCAGGGTCCATCGGCACGGTCCTATGTTCGACATGCGTTCGTCGGCCCTCATGGACGACTACATCGACGAGCTGGAG